TATGATATGCACGAAACAATTTTAGAACTTGCAACAACTTCAAACGAAACAGACTTTATACCACAAAGCACACCAGAACAAAACAAGGCGGCAGAAAATTATGGAAGCTACTGAAAATAAAGATTTTGCGGGTAAAAATGGTTTTGTTTGGTGGGTTGGTGTCGTAGAAAAAATTAACGATCCATTAAAACTTGGTCGTTGTAGAGTTCGTTGCGCTGGTTGGCATACAGACAACAAATCCTTATTACCAACAGATAGTTTACCTTGGGCGCAGTCGTCATTGCCTGTGAATGCTAGAGACACATATCCGCCACGTGAAGGTGATATGGTATTTGGTTTTTTCTTTGATGGTGAAAATGCACAACAACCTGTAATCTTAGGTGTTCTTCCTGGTATTCCTCTTGTAGCAGCGAATGCTCAAAAAGGATTTAATGATGCTAGAGTTTCTTCCGAACTACAAAGTTCACCAAGAACGCCAGCATCAAAAACTTACAGTACGGATGGAAGCGGCATCAAGATTACAGAGAAATCTGCTGCTGAATCTTATCCAAGAATATTAGATGAACCAACAACATCTCGTTTGGCTCGTAATGATGAAAACATGTCAAGAACGTTTATACAAGAACGTAAAGACAATATAGTTAAGTCTGTGCCAACTGCTACCAGCACTTGGACAGAACCAACAACACAATATGCCGCAAAGTATCCATACAATAATGTGACCGAAACTGAATCTGGTCACATTGTAGAGTTTGATGATACGTATGGTAAAGAACGCATTCATCTTGCACACCGCAACGGTTCGTTTCAAGAATGGTTTCCTAACGGTGACAAAGTAGAAAAGATTACAAAAGACAATTATGAAATTGTGATGGGTAATGACCGTGTTTATATTATGGGTAAATGTTTTGTGACGGTACAAGGTGATGCCGAAGTTTATGTAAAACAAAATGCTACGATTAAAGTAGATAAAAATGTGACTGCAACTATTGGTGAAAACTTGTCGGCGACAGTAAAAAAGAACGCTACATTGGCTGTCACTCAACAATTAAAAGCAACTTGCCAGACATTAGACATTCAAGCAAGTGGCACAGCAACAATTAAATCGGGCGGCACAATGACTATACAAGGATCAATAATTAGACTGAACTAAACATGAAGCACGAATTTGTTATTTTGTTGAATGGTAAATTGAAAACTTATGAGCGTTGGGAAGACATACCAAAAAAGTTTGATGCGGTAATTAAGTTTAATCCATATATGCCACCACCGCCGCATACAAAAGAAGATCATGAAGAAATAGAATCTTGGATGCCAAGATTTCAAGAGTTAATGAAAAGAGGAACTTTTTAGAAATGGCTTTGTCCACATATGGCACACAATTTAGAGACATTCCTGATGGGGAAACTGTAGAGTTTTCACATGCTCAAACTTTAGTTGCGGCGGGGCAACCAGTAAACGTTTCGTTTATTGATGCTAGAGTTGACAAAGGTTTGACAACAGAAGGTGTAATAACGAGTGCCACAATGTCAAATACAAGTTGTATTCTTACAACTGTAGGTATGGCTCAAGTTTACATAACAACTTACACTTTGTCTGGAAAATACAGAGATGATCTGGCAACAAGAGACATTTATCAGGTAATGAACACAAACAATTATGATCCGAATGCCTCTAGTTTTTATGGTTCAGAATCAAAACCAACGGGTGATTTTCAAGTAACCACTTATAATTCATACAATGCGTTGATTGCAGCAAGGGCACCTTCAAGCACATCAACCACAGGTTGGAATAATATTGTAAAGTTTTATCCAGATGACACACCAGAGAAAACAGTAACTTTTACTTTTAATGCTCAAGGAGTTACAACAGAATTCACTCAAATGGTGCATCTGATACCTACTAGACACTTTACCAGATTGCAGTCACTTGTACAAGCGATAGCGCCAGGTAGAGTTATTGAAGATGCTTCGGGTAACATTATAACACCAACTTATATTTCAGACCCACCAGGTTGGGTAGAGCCAGCAGAATAGGAGAAAATTATGCCAGCGGCATGTAGAATTGGAGACATGGACATCACACACTGCTCCACACCTTCAAGAGCCCAAGGCTCAACGAATGTTTTTGTAAATGGTATACCTTGGAGTTGTCAGGGACATATCAATACTCCACATCTAATACCAAATGATAATCCATGCTCGGTGCATGTAGCATCAATTTCGTCAGGTTCAAGCACTGTAAAAGTAAATGGTAGAGGTGCTGGCCGTGTTGGCGATAGTATTGGAGGTTGTACTGCTGTTGCTGCTGGTTCCCCAAATGTTTTTGCAGGTTGAATAAATAAAAGATGTCAACTACAATTACATCCAACGAACCAAAAATTCAGTCCGAACGATCTTATAAAGATTTGGATTTGAATTTTACAATACATCCTGTAAAAAAGGACATAAATCGTCACTTAAACGAAAAGGCGATTATTAATTCTGTAAAGAATCTAGTTTCGACTAACTTTTACGAAAGACCTTTTCAGCCAGAATTGGGATCAGCAATTCGGGCTTTACTATTTGAACCAGTAGATTCTGTTTTTGGTGCTTCAATAGAAAGGCGTTTATTTGACGTTATTAATAACTATGAACCGAGAGTTTCAGTAGAATCAATTGTTGCAATTCCTGCTCCGGACGAAAATGGCTACAGAATTTCAATGACTTTTTATATTGTTAATTTGCCTAATCCAATTACAATTAATTTCTTTTTAGAGCGTATAAGATAAAATGGCTGAACCACTACAAGTTACCGAACTTGACTTTGATCAAATCAAACAAAATCTAAAGACTTTTTTAAAGAGTCAGTCTGAGTTTACTGACTACGATTTTGAAGGTTCTGGTCTAAGCGTTCTGTTGGATATTTTGGCATATAACACACATTATAATGCTTATTATTTGAACATGGTTGCCAATGAAGCATTCATGGATACCGCTTTATTGCGTGATTCTGTTATCTCACACTCTAAAGTTTTAGGTTATATTCCGTATTCTAGAAAAGCACCACGTGCGACAATCAACTTCACTGTCAATACGGCCACAAATGTTGCAAGCACACTGACAATACCTAAAGGTTTTTCTTTTTTATCTAACGAAATTGATGGTGTCAGTTACAACTTTGTGACGCTGGAAGAGGTTCGAGTAACTAAATCAAACACAGATTTTTCATTTTTAAATTTGCCGATATATGAAGGTCAGTTGGTAACATACAATTTTACTCATGACCAAACGACAAATCCAAAGCAAATATTTACTCTTCCTGATACAAACATTGACACATCCACTTTGTTTGTATCTGTTCGTAACTCTGTATCAAACACAGATTCGGAAATCTATACTTTAGCAGAAGATGCTTCAACCACCACCACAACATCCGCTGTTTTCTATCTACAAGAAAACAGAGGAGAAAGATATGCAATTTATTTTGGTGACAATGTAATTGGTAAAAAATTACCTAACGGTGCAGTGATTAGCGTCACTTATTTAATTACAAATGGTTCGGGAGCAAACAAGGCAAATAATTTCGTTGCCACCGGAGTTCTTGCAGACTCTTTAGGTAATGCACAAACAGATTTTATAATTGATCCCGTAAGCGAATCTTCCGGTGGAGCAGAAAGAGAATCTGTAGATAATATTAAATTTGCAGCACCTTTGCAATTTACAACGCAGAATCGTTTAGTTACTTTTAAAGATTACGAAACTTATATTCAAAAAGCGTATCCTGTTGTAGACTCAGTTTCAGTTTGGGGTGGTGAAGATGAATCACCACCAAAATTTGGAGTAGTTTATATATCTCTTAAACCTAAACAAAACTATTTTATTTCAGATACAGAAAAGCAAAGAATCATTGATGAAATTATCAAGCCCAAGGCAATTGTGGCTATTCAAACTGTAATACGTGATCCAGAATTTTTATATTTACTTGTTTCATCATCAGTTACATATGATCCAAATAAAACTGCATTAACTCAACAACAATTAATTACTGCCATAAGAAATTCTATTTTGGCATATAAAACAACAAATCTTGATAAATTTAATTCACAATTTATTCTTTCAAAAGTTCAAGATACAATTGATTCTGTAGATACAAACTCTATTATTGGATCGTCTATTTCTGTTCGATTGGAGAAAAGATTCACTCCCACTTTAAATTCGTCTACACCTTATACGATTAGATTCAATACACCATTACGCAGAGGTACAATCGGTAATAAGTTATCTTCAACTAAATTTACGGTAGCGGATTCACAGGGTGTAGATCGTGAAGTTCAATTTGACGAAATTCCACAATCTTTCTCCGGAATTACATCAATTCAAGTGACGAATCCAGGTTCGGGTTACTCATCACAGCCCAGAATAACAATTGAGGGTGATGGTACAGGTGCAAATGC